GCAAGCGTGGTGCTGTCATGGTTAATCAGCCAGGTGGTGTACAGCTTAAATACAAACCTGGTGATTTTAAAGTTAAGATTGAAACTACTGTTAACTTTAGTCAGCAGCAACGTCAGGCGATGCAACAGATTACTTCTCTTATGCAAGTACCTATGGTTGGTCAGTTCGTATCTGAAACTAGTATTGATTTACTCTTTGATAACATTGATTGTCGTGATTCTGAAACATGGCGTGGACGTGCCGAGATATGGATGCAAGAGCAACAAAAAGCCAAACAAGCAGCTATGCAGCAAGCAGCACAACAACCTAAGATTGAACAACAAGCTATTCAAATTGCGGCTCAACAGGCACAAGCTGAAGCGCAAATGGGTATGGCTAAGATTGAGCAGCAAGCTATGTCTGACAAAGCTAAGACTGCTATTGAGGTGGCTAAGCTTGAGCTTGAGCGTGAGAAACTACGTGTTGAATTGGCAAGATTAACTGCTGATATGCATGTGGAAGAACAGAAATTAGGCATAGATCAACAACGTGCCGACGATGAAAGGGTGGAGCGAATTATTGATAATACAATCAAGCAAAGTGAGCACACCCACAATATTACAGGTCAACAATTTGAGAGAAGCTTAAGATCTATGGAAAGCGATCGTAATCATGAAATGGATAAAGCTTCTAGAGAAACTGAAAAGCTAGAGAAGCAAACCAAGGAAATAAGTGAATAATTATTCAAAAAACTGTATAAATATTCACATTTACTTGATTAAACTGAATAATTATTCTATATTAAGAGTGCCAGCAACCAGAGCTGTTAATCTGGGGTAGACCTCATACGGAGGGTAAAAACGTGGGCAACTAGAGCCATAATCTAGGGCAGACCAGAGACACTGGGATAATCAAGTCGAAGAGGTATTTAATATGACAGATGGATTGAGTCAAAATCAGACTCCCGCTACAGCTACGCCTATTGAAAGTGAGAAGAAGTTTTCACAAGATGAGGTTAACTACTTAATTAGCAAGGTGAAAGCCGAAGCTAAGCAGTCGGTACAACATCAGATAGAGGCAGCGCCTAAGCAAGATGTATCTTTGAAAGACATTGAAGAGTTGGTAGAGAAGCGTACTGAAGAGAAGATCAAATCGATTCAACAACAGTATGTAACATCGCAACAAGAGCAGGTTATGAAGCAGGCTGTTGATGCGCATTACCAGACGATTAATTCTGCGAAGAAGATATATTCAGATTTTGATGAAGTTGTTGGCACTATTAATTTCGGCGAAAGTCCGGCTTTAATTCCTTTGATACAATCAATGCCTAATAAAGAGGCGGTCATGTACCACCTAGGCAAAGAGGATGAGCGGTTTAATCAAATAAATTTTGCACTGCAAAGCAAGCAATATGCTAAGGCGGAGAGTTTAATGAAGAAATTTGCTGATTCTATTCAGAAGAACGAAGAGAAGGCTGCAGAAGCTAAAAAGACCATCCAACCTAAAGAACCATTGAGTCAATTAAAACCTTCAACCACTGGTGTTGATGGTACATGGGACGTTAAGTCTTTAAAGAAGATGCTCAAACGTTAATCATGATCCATCAGCGTAGATTCTATGTTGAATGGAGATTAAATCATGGCGATTTCTGCCGAGAATATTTTACAACAAGTTGTGACCTGGAACATGGTCGACTTAGCTGTGTTTCAAAACATGGCTTGCTTTGTATCAACTGCAAACACAATCATGAAGAACCCACAAGATTTCGCTGGAAACTTGGGTGCCTCGATTGCTTACGAACAACCACCACAACTTGTTTCACAACAAGGTTTAGTGGTTAACTTTGAGCCTATCCAACAGAACTCACGTACTTTGACGGTTAATAACCAACAAAACGTATCGTATTCTGGTACTGCTGAACAAATCATCTTTAACAACCTTGAAGAATATAGCAAACGCTTAGGGGATTCCTCTATGCAAGCTTTGGCTTCATATGTTGAATCTGACGTAGCTAGCCTATGTGAAAGCATTCCTTACCGTTTCTATGGTAATGGAACGACTCCCATTTCTAGCGCTCAACAATTAGCGCAAGCTATTGCTAACTTCCGCGCGTACTCTGCACCTCCTGGTGGCTTAAAATGCTACCTAGATTTGCAAGCTGTACCTGCGATTGTTAATAGCATGCAAAATCAATTCACTTTAGAGCGTAATAATGAAAATGCTCAATCGTGGATGGTAGGAAATTGGGCCGGTGTCGATTATTATCAATCGAATTTACTAAAAGTCCATTTTTCAGGTTCCGTGGGTAACAATGGCGATACTTTGACAGTTTTGTCGACAAATGACCCGACGGGCAACGCCATTTCTTCTATCACTTTGTCTGGTGCTAGTGTGTTTTCCGATCCAAATGCTATCAAAAAATATGATATGGCTCAATTCTTGGCTGGTTCTTTCTTTGTAACCTACCAGAATTCATTGGCTACTGCATTGCCAACGCAAGTTTTGATTACCTCTGATGCTCCATCTGATATTTCTGGTAATGTTACTATTAACGTTTATCCAACGTTATGTGCAACTGTCGGTAGTATTGTGCAAAACATTAACACCAACATTGTGGCTGGCATGCAAATCAAATTGCTTCCTGACCATAAATGCGGTGCTTTAGTATCTGATAATGCTATGTACGTAGCAATGCCACCATTGCCAAGTACCTATCCTTTCCCAAGTGCGTCTGCAACTGACCCTGATACGCAAGTATCTGTACGTTTATATTACGGTGTTATTCCGTTCCAAAACGTATACGGTTGGACTCGTGACTGCGTATGGGGTAAAGATGGCGTGCCACAGAACTTTATGCGTATTGCGTTCCCAATCAACACCGGCAGCGGTATTGGTTTCTAAGGAATGGTCAACTGGGGTACGTTATGTACCCCTCTTGGCAAAGGAGCATAGTATATGACATATACAGCTAGGCAGCTCATCAATGATGCGTATTATCTTTCTGGGATAGTGGGCCAGTCATTTGAGGAGGTATCAGGGTCGCAAATAGAGGTCGGATTAAACCGATTGAATGCGTTCTTGTCTATTAAAGGTGCCCAGACTGAGCTTATTCCTTACTATGATATTTTTGAACAGCAGTTTGTTGCTGGACAAGAAAAGTATTTTATTCCCAATCTTGTCGAGCTTGATACTTTATCTTTTTATTTGACTAATAGTAACAACGATCCTGTTACAGCAGTTCGTTTACCTATTGACCATTTAACGCGCTATCAGTATCTAAGTACGGCGAGACCCGAAGGCATTAATGCCATTCCTTTTAGCTACTACACCAATCGTGTATTAGGTGGGATGGATTTGTATGTGTATTTCTTGCCACAAATACCATATTTTTATCAGGTGTCAGGTAAGTTCGCATTACAGACCACCTCATTAAACCAGGACTTATCCTTGGTATATGATGGTTGGTATATTGAGTATTTACGTTATGGACTGGCCATTTTGTTGTGCGAATGGTGGCAAGTGGTTCCAGCTGCTAGCTTGCAAAAACAAGCTGATGCGCTAGAGGATTTTAATATGACATTGGAGCCTATGGACTTCACTATTCGTACTAGACAGTATTTCAGGAACAAGGGTGGTCTGAACTGGGCTGATGTCAATTACGGAAAAGGCTGGAGGGGTTAATATTGAGTTTTGCACCATCCACATTTAATCCTAAAGTTGAATCTCCTGTAGAGATTGTGGGCAGCAATACGTTTGGCCGTAACCCAAAGATATCGCCATCGCAGACTTTTAATATGTTTGTTTCAGATGATTGGCTTGTTAATTCTGCTGGTTATCAAAAGCGCATTCATTTTGGGGATAAGAGTAATGGCAGAGCTAATTACACTAGTTTTCGGGGAGGCTTTACTCTTGTTGTTAGAGGAAACCAGGTTTTCAGAGTCACCGGCCCTAAAGATAATCTCCTTTATCAGCTTATTTTTAACCTAGGAACATTCTTTGGAAGGGTTTCTATTGATGAAAACATTGCTTATCAGATAGCAATTTGTGATGAGCAAGCGTTATGGATTTATGATTATAGGGCCAATACTGCTGTAAAGGCGGTCTTGCCTATAAATACCCAGACGGGGTTGCCGATTGTTCCTGGATATGTGACATATCATATGGGGTATTTTATTGTTACTGATTTAACCTCTAGCAATTGGTATTTATCACCAATTAATGATGGTTCAGGAGATTGGAATTGGGGTGCTGGTAGTGTTCCTGTATTTGGGACATTACAACAGAAGGCTGACGTTGCAACGGCTGCCATTCGCATGCCTGGGGAAGGTAATGTTATTTTAGTATTTGGGAATGTAAGTGGAAACTATTTTTACAATAATGGAGCACAACTCTTCCCTTATCAGCTTACTAATTCTACTTCTATTGACTATGGCTGCCTTAGTACAAGTACCATAGCTGCAATGGATGAATTTGTAGTGTTTTTGGGGGCTAATGAGAAATCTGGGCCCGCGTTATTAGTTAGTAAAGGTGGTCCATTTGATAGGATTTCAACTGATGGTATTGATTTTTTATTAGACCAATTAGTTGCGCCTCATGATTCGGTAGCATTCTTCAATCGTATTGATGGGCATGTATTCTATCACATTACATTTTACAATCCGGCAGATAATATAACATTGATATATGACTTTGAGACTGAGAAGTTCTTTTATTTGACTGATGAAAATATGAATCATCATATAGCTGCTGATATTGCATATTTTAATGACACTTATTATTTTGTGTCTCTGAACGATGGTGATTTATATGAGATGAGTTCTGTCTTCACCCAATATGATTACAGCAATCCAGGGGAAGCGCCTAACCAATATTTGATACCTAGGATGAGGGTTTGTCAGAGGATTCAGGCTAAGGATAGCAGTCAGAATGTGGTTAATAGTTTTACATTTCCTATTGAGCAGGGTGTAGATACGTATTATCAGAGTTCTGGTAAGAGATTAATTTCAACGATTGAGGGTGTGGTGTTGGCGCAGATAGCGCCACCTGGATATGTTGGGCAATATATATCTACTGAATATGTGTTAGAGAATTATCAGCCAAGGATTGATTTAACTATTTCTAAGGATGGTGGATATACGTTTGGTAATGCATCGAGTAAGTTTTTAAATCCGTTAGGTGTGCGCAAGAATCGGATTGTTTTTTGGGGAATGGGATTGTGCAATGAATTGGTTATGCAGTTACGGTTTTGGAGTAAGGATAGAGTAACTGTTGGTAATGGATTGTTACAATTTAGGACGAGGGATGCGGCATGAATATTCCAAACTTTATTAACTCTAGAGTTATTGATGAAAATGGGTATTTTACTCCTGAGTGGCGTAATTTGATGACACAGATGTTGACTGAGCAGCAGATTAATTTGGGGAATGAGGGATATAAGATACCTCAGCAACCTACGACAAATATTAATAATTTGACGGATGTGGATAAGTCTACGGCGTCAATTGTATATGATTCGACGACCAATACGTTTAAGGGCAATGAAGCTGGCGTATGGAAGACATTCACATTAGTTTAGGGGTGATTTATGGCAGATTGGTATAATCCTTTTAGCTGGGGCAGCGATCCATATGGTGATGCCCAGAAGTATTTGGGTCAATATGAGCAAATATTGAATCAGGCTTACGATCCATATATCGAATACGGCATGCGAGCTATGCCCACGCTTGAAGAGCAATATGCGTTACTTTTGAGCAATCCAGCGGCTGTACAGGCAATGTTGGGGCAGGGATTTGAAGAGTCTCCTGGGTATGAATTTCAAATGGATCAAGCAATGAACGCCTCTAATCAAGCGGCTTCTGCTGGCGGTATGTTAGGTACTCCGAGTCATACGCAACAATCTATGGGCGTGGCTCAAGGTTTAGCTGCTCAAGATTACTGGAACTACTATAATCAGAATGCGAGCTTGTATAATCAAGGGTTGACGGGTACACAAGGTCAGTTTGATACTGGCTTTAATGCGACTAATCAGAAACAGGGTGCTATGGGTAATTTGTATGGCTCTAAGGCTAATCTTGCGAATGCTCAAGGTCAGAGTCAGCAGAATATGTTTTCTAGTTTGTTAGGGGCTGGAATTGGAGCTGCCGGATATGCATTTGGTGGGCCTGCTGGCGGAGCGGCAACAAGTGGAATATACAATTTAGCAGATCCTAATGCGCAAGCATATTGGTATGGGTACGGTACAAGGTAATAAAATATGGCTAGTTTTCCTTATATGCAATTTCAGCCAACGAATCCGTTAGACACGGCCATAAAGACTGCTATGGAAGTTTATAGCGTTCCGGCTCAGCGATCTCAACAACAGGCACAAACATCTCTCCTTCAGCAACAAGCTGAAAAAGAAAGAATGATTGTACAGCTTTTGGGCGGAGCTACTGGCGGAATGAATGGCGGTCCTTCCGAAGGGATGGGTAAATCAGGTTCAGGTGTTTCTTCTGGTGCATTTGGAGGAAATACGGAGATTCAAGATCAATTATTGAGACAAATGCTTGGCTTGCCTTCTGAGTTTCCAGGAGAAAGGACACGAAGGGAAAGAGAAACTCATCAAGCAAATAGTATTTTCAATAAAGATGTTGAAAAGAAATTGGGTACTTCTGGAAGTATTACGCAAAAGCAAAATATGTCTTTAGGTGCAGATTTAACAATACCACTTTTAGATCAATTAATTGATTTGGAAGTTCCAGGCCAAGTAATTGGAAAAACATTTTCGCCTAATGTTCAGGCAGAATATCAAGGATTAGTTTCAAATATTGTGGATAAAGTTCTTAAAGGTATGGATTTAACCTCAAGCGAAGAGAATACTCGTAGTGTTAGAAAAATGGTAGAACGTCAACCGTTTGAAAATGAAGAATCATACAAAAATAGGTTAAGAGACCTTAAAGAAGAAATGTTTTTCATTAAAGATGTGACTTCGAGTGGACAACCTAACCATGGCGGCCAATCAAATAATCATGGCCAACAATCAAAAAATTCTGGCAAGGTAAGAATACAGGCTCCTGATGGAACTATTCGTATGGTTCCCAGCGCTCTCGTAGATGCTGCGTTAAAAGCAGGAGGTAAACGTGCCTGAATTTAATTGGAATGAAATGGAAGTAGAGGGCCAAAATAACGGATTTGATTGGAATGAGTTTGAATCGGAAACGCCAGCTTCTTACACTGATACAGCAAAGAGAATTGGATCGAATGCTTTGGCAGGATATGCGCAGTGGGGTCAGGATTTATGGAATCTTCCTCATAATATAGCTGGTTTATTTAGTAAAGAATTTGCAGAAAAGATTCCCCATATGGAAGATGTGAATTATGCGCAGGCTCTTGGTCAAAATAAAACAGAAACATCTGATGTGTTAACTCAAAAACTATTTGAATATGCACCAAGTTTATTTTTACCTGCTGCTCATTTGGGAAAGGCCGGAAAAGCAATTGAGTCTATTCCGGCAGCTGGAAAATATATTGAACGTGGTTTAGCGACAGCTTTGCCGCAAATGGGTTATACATATGCTGCTGAACTAGAAAATAATCCTGAAGAAGCGTTAGAAGCCGCTGGTTTAACGGGAGCTATCACAGCACCATTTGGAGTTGCTGGACAAGCTGTTAGAAGTTCAAGTCCCGCGATGAGAGCGGCTGGTGCTACTGGTGCTGCACTTGGGGGTGGAGCTTTGGGGTATATGGGAGCAGAAGCATTGGATTTACCTAGTTGGGCTACATTACCAGCCGCTGCTGCGACAGGACTTTTGACGGAAAGAGGAATTAGACCTCAATCATATGCTAAAAATAAAGTATTTGAAGATATGAGTCCTGAACAGGTTAAAGAAGTTGTTGAGGCATCGGAAAGATTAGGATTGTCATATGTAACCCCTGCAGAGGCGGCTGGTACACAATTTGCTGGAGAGACGCAAGCTTCCATTGGTAAAACGGCACAGGGATCTAAAATTAAGTATGAAAAAGGCATGGAAAGATTGAAATCTGAAGAGAAATCAATCGTATCATTTTTAGATAATATATATTCTGGCCCTGAATTAACACCAGAGAAGCAGGCATTATATAGTTCTGTGATGCAGGAAAAGATACCTACTGATTTTGCTGCAAGTATGGCAATGAATAATGAAATTATTGGCAGTGCAATTAGCAAGCTTGAAAGCAATCCAGTTTATAGAGAGTCTTTAAAAGGTGTGGCTCCTGACTCCTTCCAATATTGGGATCAAGTTAAGAGAATTATTGATGACATGCAGCAAACTGCTCTCAGGAATGGAGAGAGAAATCAGGCTAAGATTATTGGTGACACCAAATATCAACTTATTGATCAAATGGATTCTATAAATCCTGACTATAAAAAAGCTCGTTCATTAGCAGAAAGAGAGTTTACTCGAGAAGGATTGGAAAAGACTTTTGATAAAAAGCCAATTACAGGAAGAAATTTCTATAAAGCATTAGAAAGTGAAACTAAGTTTAATAAGTTAAGAAAATCATTATCAGAATTTCCTGGTTTGCAATCACAGTTAGATGATATGAGATTAGTTTTCCCAAGGTTAATCAATCCTCAAAATGCTAAAACTGGTCATGCTTTAGAGGCAACTAGTATGAATAAGACTAGGGGAGGGGTTAAACAAGATTTGGATGATTTAATCGCTAGAACTATAGGAAGACGTGCAGATGTAGAAGCTGCTAATTTGATCACAAATCCCAAATGGTTTGATCAATTTAAAAAATATTCTGCTGATAAGCAAAAGAGTGATTCTTTGCTAGCTTATATAGTTGAGACTCTTGGAAAAGGGGCTGGGCATGCTGAAGCAGTAACAAATGAAAATAGGGGCAAATAAATGTCATTAAATCCAAAATACGTAGTCGCTCCCTCATTACAAATGTACTTTGTGGACAAAAATACAGGCTTTCCCCTTGCCCAAGGTAAGGTATTCTTTTACCGTGATACTAATAGAACTGAACCTAAAGCAGTCTATGAGCTACAAGGTAATCAGGCAAACTATACTTATGCTCCTTTGCCTAATCCTATTATTCTAAGTAACGTTGGAACAATTCAGGACAATACCGGTGCTGATGTTCTTCCTTATTATTATCCTTATGATCAATTTGGCAATGAAGATTTATACTATATTGTTGTTCAAGATAGCAATGGAGCTGAACAGTTTGTTAGACAAGCATGGCCCAATCCAACTATTGAAGAAAACGCTACATCTAATAATTTATTTAATTATATTCCTAATGGTCAATTATTGGCCCATACTAATTTACCTGATGACTTATGTGTCGCCGGTAGTAACCCTATTGCACAAGGTGGTGTATCTATTGAATTAGATAATTCAATCACATCTGTTAATAAGCTAATATTTATCCCACAGCAATATACTTTGCAACCACCCCAATCCCCAAGGTATATTGCTAATTTTACATGTACTACCGCTAATTCATTAGAGGTAACGAAGAGTATTCGCGTTAAGTTTAATGATGTAAACAAGTTCTCTACTATTGCGCAAGATAATACTTATGCGATATGGATGGTAGGAACCACATCTATTCCTGTTACGGTTAATGTTTATAAATTCTTTGGTACGGGTGGTAGTCCTGCTGTTTTATTAACTCAAGCATCTACCACTATTACTACGAGCCCCACATTCTTTAACTTTTTAATTGATTTTGAATTAAATCAAGGTGAAAACGTAGGGCCTGATAATGATGATTATGTGGCTATCGATATCTCATTCCCAACTGGAATTACATTTGATATGTCGTTCTCTGACATGGTGTTGGTAGATGGCAATGTTCCTATTTTGAATTTCCCTGTTCAGACTAATGCGGATATGTTTACTCGTGGTATTTTTGGGTGGGTGAATGCTCCAGATCCACGCGGATACGATTTATATTTACCGGCGATATTGACTCGTGAAGGTATGATATGGGATTCATCGGTTATTGGCCGTATTGAATTTGTCTCAGGTGCTGTTGTAAGCCCTAATAGTGTAAGTCCATTGCCAGTTACGAATGACATGCCATTTGCATCCGGCTCTTATATTTACAATGATTATTCAGCTATTGGTATACCATTTGCTAGATTAGGTGATTATTTAATAGCTCAAAGTCCTGTTGTGGGGATCCCTTTATATGGTACTGGTGATGATTTTGCTACTGCTTATGAGCTTGCTGGTGTTACTGATTCATTCAGATTAACCGTTAATATGGATGGAGTGGGTATCCCTGCTGCTAGTGATGGTAATACTGGATGGACCTTTACGGGTATCGTTGATTACAATGGCTCTACTACCGGTTCTGCTAGTATTGGATATACTGCATATAGCAATGCTTCTGATACTGTTCTGTGTGTTGGAACATGGGGAACTGTTAATTTTAATAGCGCCCCTACTGCTGGAACAACACCATTTACGGTTACAATTAATGATTTCTTTTTGGGATATACAGCTCAGCAGCAACGCTCATTTACAGTTCTTTGCACAGCTGCATCTACTATCGTAGCTGGCTCTGGTAATCCTGGTGATTATTGGTTGTTCAGTAATAATACAACTAACTATTATATGTGGTTTTATTTTAATGGTGAAACAGATCCTGCACCAGGTAGTAGAACTGGCATTAAAGTAACTATGAATGTTAATTATACTGCGCAAGACGTAGCTAATATTGTTCGCGAAGTTATGAATGCTTACCAGATATCTACTGTAACTGTAACTACTGTACCTTTAGCTGGACAGTATTGGTTATTTTCCACCAACCCAAGCTCAGTTGCAAACTATTATGTTTGGTATAGTATTAATGGTGCGGGTATAGATCCTCTTATTGGTGGTCGTATTGGTATCAATGTTGCATTAGTTTCTGGTGAAACTGATGATACTGTAGCTACAAAAACTAGACTTGCGGTTGATAAGTATCAATATGATTCCCCTCCTCAGCCTGGTATGTTCTTGCGTGGAATAGATTTCAATGGTGTATGGGATGAAGACGTGGCCAATAGATGGTCATCTGTGTCTGGTATTTCTGGTGCTATGTTGGGTACGTTTGAATATAGTCAGTTTTTAAGTCATGACCACGATTACAGAGAAATTCAAACCACCCCTGGAACTGGAATTATATCTCAAAGCACGGGTTCTGATTTTAACTTTCCTCTTGAAGTTACCAATAACACTGGTGGCAATGAAACGCGGCCGGTCAATATGTATGCAAGTTTTGTAATTAAATATTAAGGATCTAAAATGCCAAAAAACCTATTTATCGCCAGAGAACATGGACACAATACAACAACTGGATCTGAAACAATTTATCCATATCCAGACACTGTATATCGTGTGGCTCTTACAGCCAATACTGTAACAACTCTCACCATTCCTGGCGATATTCCAAATCAATTATTAATGGCTAAATTTTCGCATTCAGTTGGTACTGATTTATGGATTTTATATAACTCAACAGCCACTTTAACAATTCCAACAACAGCAGATTCACAGCCATCAGTATTAAATCCTGGCAATTATGTTGTTCAGACTGGTAGAAGTTTGCAGTTATTGACTTCATTTACCGGGGTTGTTGTTGATATTTTGTTTTATGTACCTTTCACTGCTCAACCATAAGGTGATATATGACGACACCAAATTCAGGGCCAATTAGTCAGTTACCAGTAGCTACGTCCATTAATACTGGAATGATGGTTCCTTGTGATAATCCATTGGTTTTGCCTTATGGTCAAACTCAGAAATTTACTATATCGCAATTAACAGATTATTTTTCAGTAAATCTTTTGCAAAGTAATATTTTGAGCGCTATTGCTGCAACTACAGGAAACTTAAATGCAGCCTATATTAATGGTAATAATGGAGTGGGAGCTACTTTAATTAATGTGGGTGCATTAGGGGCATTGATAATTGATGGCGTAACAATGCAGGTTGGTAATAGAGTATTGGTATCTCAGCAATCTATATCTTATCAAAATGGAGTTTATGTAGTTACGGCTATAGGAAGTGTAGCGATACCTTGGGTTTTAACTAGGGCATCAGATTATGACAATCACATTCCTGGGCAAATTGATCAGGGTGATTTTATTGGTATTTTATTTGGCACCACTAATGCTTTAACCTGGTGGTTTATGGTATCTCCTAATCCTGTTACGGTAGGTGTTACCCCTATTGTGTTTGAGCGTCAGGGTAGTGGAGATTTTCCTTTTACCCAAGTGCAATTTGTTGCCAAGGGTGGTAATGATGCTAATGCCGGAAATCTTATGGGGGCGCCTAAATTAACAATCCAAGCTGCTATTAATGCCCTCGGATTAAGTCCATCTGTAACCGGGTTAGTCTGGGTTTTAGATAGTGGTTCTTATGATGAAAGTTTAACTTCCACATATAGCTTTGAATTATATGCTCCTAATGCTCAGATTATTAGCAATGGCGGGGATTTATTAACCATTAATAATTCTGGTATTAATACCATTACAACTATTACATGCTGGCAGTTTGGTAAGTTTAGTCCAGGAGGATTGGCGGTAAATCTTTTGGGCGCTCAATCTAATTTGTTCTTGAATGCCAAAATAATTCAAGGCGACATGTATATTGAAGGTGGATTTGTTGATGGTAATATTGCTCAAGTAGCATCAAATGTTCACGTTGCTTCTACCGGACAATTTGGCCCAACTATATTTAATGCGATATTTCTTACACTAACTGTTGATGCTGGTGGAACTGTTGCTGGAAATATTCAGCAAATTATTGGCCCGGGAAATGTTGTTAATGACCAGTATGGTAATCAAATTATTCATGGAAGTTTAAATATTAATAATGCTTATACATTACCAACTATTGATGCATCATCTAATGGTTATGTTTTAAGTAGAACAGCTCCAGGTGTTGTGGCATGGCAACCTGTATCTGCCGATATTCCTTTTAATGACATAGAAATATTTGTTTCTCAAACCATAGGAAATGACGCAAATTCCGGCAGTTATTTAGCCCCTTTGGCAACATTCGGTGCGGCAATTACCTTGGCATCTGCTCATGCTGGATGTATAATTATCGGCTTAGATGACGCTACATATAATGAGAATTTGTTACAAAATACTGATTTTAATATTTATGCACCTTTAGCTTCATTGATTCCTTCCTCTGGTGATGCAATAACTGTTAATGATTATTCATTTAATCCAAGCATTACATTTAAAAACATCAGAATATCTTCTGGAAGCTGTTTAAATCTTAATGGTGGCGGCCCAAGTGGCAGCGTATATTTATATGCAGACACAATTGATGGGTCTGCTGGTGCGGCTGTATATAATGGTGAAAATGGAAATTGTTATATTAATTGCAATGTTTTAAATGGAATATTATTGACTGGTGGTTCTGGATTTAATTATTACGAAACTAAGACGAGAAGTGGAACAGATTCAAGTCAAACACTTGGAATAAGTGTTTCTGGGTCAACGTCTCCAATATGGACGGTTCCAAGTATTGCTTTCAATCCAACAACTCAAGGTATTGTCGGAACAACTGTTGCTGATAATGCATCATCTGGTTATGTGGGAGAATTTATTTCTAGTGTTGTTTCTTCTGGATCTGCTGTTTCTATCCCTGACGATACAGATGTTGATGTTACATCTATTGCTTTAACAGCAGGAGATTGGGATATACATGGTAATGTGTACTTTATTGATGCTGGAAACTTTATACGAGGTGTTGCATGGTGTAGCACTACATCGTCTTCTATGCCTGATAAATCTTTAACCAATCAAATAGCGATTGCTGCAAATACTTCTGAGCAGGGTATTTCGACTCCATATTTAAGGGTTAATGTTTCATCACCTACAACAGTATATTTGAGTTGTCATGCTGTATTTTCATCCACGATGGGCGTTTGTGGCGGTATTTATGCAAGAAGAGTTAGATAATTTATTTAAAGGGAGAAGCGAATGCGCGCTAATTGGAATGTTTGGGAAATTGGAACTGTTGGAAATAATCCGACCATTTGGAAGTTAGATTCTACAGATGATGAAGCTACAATTACCTCAAGTAGTTATGCTTTAGATCCCGCAATAAAAGCAGGTGATTTAGTTCTTGCATCTTATTCCGCCAATGGTGGCCGTACAAGTGGAACTTTTTCCGTGGTTAGCAATGGTCGTCATTTGATGCTTCAGAATGCTGGAAATGTATTCACATTTTTTAATACTTTATATTTTGCCGTTGGCGGAAATGACGCTAATCCTGGAACAAATATCAATCAGCCTTTGGCTACTCTTGGAAAAGCAGTTGAAATTGCAAAAACATTAATTGCGGCTGGAACTCCAGGTTCTACTTTTGTGTCTATTGAAGGATTAGGAATAGGTATTGATGTAAGTAACATTTCAATTGTTGGTTTTAATCAGGCTAATGGTATTTATATTAATGCCCCTGGCTGGCAGCTTAATCCAGTAAGTGGCGATGCATTAACTGTAGATTTATCAGGCGGCCCTTTTGACCCCAATGGCGGATCATACATTAACGTAGTTTTGGCTAGATCTACAGTAGCAGGTGGCGCTAAAGTTTTAAATTTAATCGGCACGACTGCCGGTCATCGAAATGTTACTAGATTTACATATGCGGGCGCGGTATATGGAGATGTATATCTAAATGTTCCTGCCGAATTTTATTGCACAATTATCGCGGGTACTTTAACTGCAAATCAATCAGGAACCAATGTTGTTACTCAATATGGAATAGGTAGTCAAACCGATCAATCCCGTTTAAATCTGGAAGGAATGTTATTCGGGGGAGGTGGTGTCTCTATCCATGGACCGGTAAATACGACAAATGTCTGGCGCTATCCAATGCGTAAGATTGTGTATCTTTCTGGAGATAAAACTTTAGGGTTTTCAGATTCCGGTTATCTATATGTTAATAATACGGCAAGCACATATACAATTACTTTACCGGATACAACTGGTCAAGGTACGCCCGCATTTCTAACTGGTTACGAAGCTACATTTTTAAATTATGGCAGTGGAGCTATTAATTTTTCAGCAGGTGGAGTTGCTTCTATTATTGGAACTACCTCTGTAGCTGCTGTAGCAAGAAGAGTAAATTGCACATTAACTGAAGCAAATACGTGGGTTATTGATACCTATCCTGGTACTGGGCCTTAAGTCTAATTTTATAGGAGAATTTATATGACAGTTTCAAGTTTAAACAAATTAAATATTGGTCTAGTAGGTATATCCCCAGGCTTATTATTTTTACAAACAAATTTAACAAATATTCAACTTCAAGTTCCCGGAGCATTAAATTCAATAGTTGGGGCGTCCGGTGTCAGTGTTAATAATGGCGATGCTTTGATAGCAAACGCACAAGACGGGGGAGAATATTATACTGTTATTGTTGCGGCCAATGGACAGATTACACTGAAGGCTGCTGGTGGAATTATTCCTGAGGGATTTAAATATCAAAATACATATTGGCTAGCAAAGAATGGTAACGATGCAAATGATGGTTTATCTATTGATTCTCCATTATTAACTCTTGCCGCATTACAGGCTAAATTGGTTGCTGGTGTCACAACTGTTTTAAATATCGTTGATGATGGGGTTTACGTTGTATCCAGCACATTTACTGTTCCTTGCGCATTATTAATTAATGCACCCGGTGCAACTATTCATTGGACTGGCTCCCCCGGCGGTATAATGTTCGCGTTAAATGTTAATTCACCAGTAGTTTCGAATATAGGATTAATAAGTGCCTCGAATGCTTTATCTATATTTAGAGGCTTTTCTTCATGCGTGTTAACAGGCCCAAGCGGGTTTTGTAGGATTATAAGTAATGCCGGCGTTAGAGCATGGGAAGATGCTAATACTATATCAGGTGGCGTAAATCCGGCGATATTTAATATTAATACAGATAGATTCGGTGCAGATTTCTTATTTGCCTTTGCAGGTACTCAAATTGTTAATGCTATTAGTCTTGGCGATGGTAATATTAGCAGCCAATTACCTAGCGGTGTAGGCAACGGGGTTTGTAAAATCAATGCCAATTTCTGGAATGGCGTAGCTAGTGGCACCGCAGATTTTTCTATCGATCTTAATCATGCAGGTAGCAGCTTTGGGTTTACTTCATCAGGTGTACTTAATCTTAATGTAGCTACATCTGATTTAGATCTAACTACCATCCCTTTTAACGGCTTGGTAAGCTCAAACCCAATTAATCCTGCTTATCCAGAAAATTTATTTAATAATCCTTTATATTTTTTCCAGCAGCCTATTATCGGAGAATTGTATAGCATTATTTATGAGGCTCCTGCTTCACCTACCGTATGGTCTTTTACTCCAGGTGTGCAAAATGGTAATACCCAAATTTCTATTCCGCGAAATGCGGCTAATGGATCAATTACAATTCCTGCGGGTTCTAGTGTTCCCTATGGATGGAGAATACACTATCAACAAACAGTTGGAAGTGGTGCAAGGGTGCAAATTTTCCCCGGAAGTAATGACACTTTAAACGGTCAAAATAGCATCGGCCCAGGTGCAACATCTTGCTTTACCGGTATCGGTACAGGTAAATTTGTAAGAGGTGCTGCAAACGGTGGCGGTGGGTTTGATTGGGCAGTAGAAAACTGTTACACAAGTAATTGATAATAAATAATAGGGAAATGTCTTATGGCAATTACAAATTCATTAGTAAGATTGAGCGTTGGGATTGTGGGTGTTGAACCCGGTATTCTTTTGTTAAAAACAAGTTTATCAAGTTCTCAAATTTTAGTTCCTGGATATTTAAACCAGGTTGCACAATCTTATGGAATTAGTGTATTGCCATCTGATGTTTTAATTGCCAATTGCAGCAATGGAAGTGGTTATTATACGCTATCTGTTAATGGTACTGGCATAATTACTATTGCTAGAGATATGGCTGATATTTCATTTAATGGAATACAGATTTATGTTTCCAAGCAGATTGGTAATGATGGAAATGACGGAAGTTTAACTAATCCTCTGGCTACTTTTAATGCTGCTATAGCTCGTGCTGGGTCCCCAGCTACTCCAGTTCAAATTATTGCTTTAGATGGTGCAACGTATAATGAGCAATTAGTTCTTGATACATCGTATATTTGGATTAATTCTCCCTTGGCGAGCATACAATATACTGGAGCTGGGGATGCAATTACTGTTACTGCGACAGGTGCTGGATTTCCAATAATTTTAGCTCAAATAGGTGCTTCGAGCGGAAATGCTATAGTTAATACATCTAGTGAGTTTGTTATTGTTAGAGCTGGATCTCTATTAAATGGCGATATTGTTAACCAAGGCTCTGCTGGCGCAGTTATAGTTACAGCTGAAATAGTAGGTGTTAATTTTACAAACACATCAACTGGATCTATATATTACAGCATTATTGCTAGAGTTGGCGGCATAGATAGCGCTGGTGTAACTGGAATTAGTGCAACATCTGCTACCGGTCCATTTTCTATTGGCGGTATATCTTATCCTATTGGCCCCACAACAACAGGCTATGTATTAACTGCAAGCGGTCCAAATTCAGCTGCTTTCTCTCCTGGTGGTGGAGGTGGTTTAACCCCAATAGCATCAGATACATTACTATCTAACATTACTGGTTCTTCTGCGATACCCGTAGGAAATACATTATCAGCTATTTTGGATGCATCATTTGATAATTCACAAGGTGATATTCTTTATCGTGGTGCTGGTGGATGGACGTTTTTAGCACCAGGAACAGAGGGTCAAGCATTGATAACTGGTGGGGCGGCTGCGAATCCAGCATGGGAAAGTGGTACAGATCAAACATGGACTGTAGGCAGTAATATTACCTCTAACACTGGAGATATTATATCTACCACAGGTGCTCTTGTTTCGGGCAACAGTACTAATAATTTAACGATTAGATGGACATCTAATAGCTCTAATGTAGTATCAACCTTAACAAATCAACCATCAAATTTTGCCAATGAATGGGTTTTGCCTCATTTGGCATTTAGTCCTGTCACATTGTTGGCGGCCAATCTTACCCAAGTAGATCCAATGTCAAATCTCATTTATTTTGACACTACCGTTCCTGCTATCGCTTTAGTAGGTGGGGCATCTTTTCCTATCGCCAATAGCTACTATGGCGGCCTATATAGGGTTAGAGATTTAAAAATTAACCTTACCCCAACTAATTTTAGTGGCGGAGACAGAGATTTATTAATTACCGATGGCTCAACGCAATACAGCATCATTCCTGCTGCAACTCTTCAAGCACTATCAAATTCATTGTGGGGTTCTGTTGCCCTACCTCCTCCAGCAACAACAGGATGGAATACCATAACGGCGTTTTCAGGGGTTGATTTGAGCGCTACTTATATTAATGGCACAACGGATTATGCAGCTGGTTCTATTACAATTACCGTCGCATGGGAAAAAGTATCTTAATCTAGGGGAATTTTATGACATTTATTAGACCTTGTTTTGGAGCCGATAACTCCCTTAGTCTTGATTTGGGCAACTGGAATATCAGTGGCCAAGTTGTTACGGCTACTGGTAATCAATTAAATTCTGCTGGAACCAGCAGTTTCCTCTCCATCAAGCAACAACTCTTTACGAGCAGCGGAACCTACTCACCAACAAATGGTATGGCTTTTTGCATAGTAGAAGTTGTTGGCGCAGGTGGTGGCGGTGGCGGAGTGGATTCTGTTGCTCTTCAATCTGCAGGTGCAGGTGGCGGCGGTTCTGGAGCTTATTCACGCTCTATTTTTACTACTTCAGATATTGGTGGCTCCCAAACTGTTACCATCGGTAGCGGTGGTGTTGGCGGTGTTGCCGGAAATAATAACGGCAGTGATGGTGGCTCAACCAGTCTTGGCTCTCTTATTGAGGCAGACGGTGGTCATGGTGGCTTTGGCGCTGCTGCATCTGCTTCTTTTGGTGTAGGCATTTATGGTGCTGGCGGTGGTTCAGCAACAGGTGCTTTGGTTGTTAATGGCAATGAAGGTGCATTAGGTCAATCATATGGCCCTAATATGCTAGGCATCGGCGGTGCAGGTGGAAATAGCATTTATGGCTCTGGCGGCCCTCAGCTTGTCAATCAGGCTGGTCATGATGGATTTAATTACGGTTCTGGTGGCGGCGGTGCATCTTCTGCCGATACTGGAGCCGCTGCAGGTGGGAATGGTACTGACGGTATAGTCATAATCACAGAATATGTTGCATTTGCTTCTATAGCTTAAAAGTAAAGTTTGTTCGCATTAAAAAGGGGCATTAAGCCCCTTTTTAATTTCTAACATTATTAAATAGCTTGTAGACCTAAATCATCAGTCCAACCTACTACGTTAATAGAGGTAGAATCACTAGCGGTACCAATATAATAAAGCACTGAACTTAATACGGTAGAGATTACAGCTGTACCAGGAGCAATTATGCCAGAGTTAACACCCGCTGCTGCTGCTGAGTTTTGATACTCAAGAGGATAAGTTGTAGCAGATACGACGTTTTGATTGGTAATACCAACACTATTTCCAACTAAAGCAGGAGTATATGCTACCGTTAACTTAGCTTGCGAAGCAAAATAAGGATTTAAAGGTAGATTGCCGCCTGATAGATTTAATTGGGTCAAGGTTGTAGCCGCACCAGCACTTAACAATGGAATACCAGCGGTTAAAGTCACTTCCCGCTTAACATCAGCACCTGATTGTAAGAATTGAACAATGTTATTTGTTCCAGCAGCAATAACAATAGTTCCAATTCTTCTCCATGTTTGATAGTTTCCAACAGGAGAGATATCAAGGAAGTTATTACCAGTAGCCACAACGATTTTAGGAGTGTTACTTGAAAGACCCTGAACGTTGATAGGGCTATTGCTTACAGTCTGCCCTAGAACACCTGTAGCATCATCGATAAGATAGACGCCAAATGATGTGTTGTTGGTCGGTGCGATTAAACTAGCTGCAAATGGGAAGCAGCCGTTTAATCCAACAGTAGAAGTATCTACAGTAACAGAAGTACGCAAAGCAATAATATCATCATTGCCATAAGCACGACATACGCCGGGAGATACTGAAAAGGTCGTAGCTGAGAGCCAAGTTAAGTTTAATCCGGAAATGAACGGATCTGATTGAAAGCCTGGAACAATACTCAGGTTATTTCTAGAAGAAGCCGATGTAGGTTGAAAAAATGCCATATTCAAGGTTCCTTATGCATAGGGAGTTGGTTATGTGATGAACTTAAAGAAAGTAAGTCCAATTAAAGCATAGCGTATATTCATCAGTCTTTCAACTATGTTTCACGTGGAACAATTTACTCTGGATAATCTGGCATAATACACCAGTGAGTAACCTTGAAAGGGCCTTTTATAATATTGCCACATAGTTGTTTGCATTCTGGGATATTATCACAATGATCATATGCATAATCAATATTTGACCAAAATTTTGGTTTATTATCTTTTGTTTCTTCTGGATATCCGGATAAATATCCGCTTATAATAAATGATGCTTCTAAATGAGGATCATAATTGATATCACAATACAATAATAATACTGGCATACAATCTGGGGGAAGGAAATCTTTAATACTTATCCATTTCATACTATTCCTCACTCACTATAAAATACCTGTTTGTTTTGGTGGCCATGAATTTTTAACTATATATGGATCATTATCTGATATTTTAGATGATAATTTTTCAATATCTATGTTTTTTAAACAATGCCAATCACAAAAGTGAATATCATGTAAATCATAATGTTTTACAATCAGACATTCTGTTCGTTTCATTTCCCCGCATGAATTACATTTATACAATGTTGTCATATTTTCTCCTTACTCATCATAAAACACTGGTGTAGTTACAACTATACTGTCACAAAAAGGAGCCTTATGCTCTTGTTCATAAGCACCACAAAACATCAGGAATGATACAACATCTTTAACTTCCATTCCCTTATCTTCCATAGCGCCTGGAGATTTTAAGATATCTCCTACATTTATAGGGGTATTGTTACGGTCATATACGCCTGTCCATATTGGTTTATCTGTCATGATTATTCTCCTTTTGTATTTGCTTGTATACTTCTTCCCTGTGAACAGGAATATTTCTATCGCAATCTATTCCTATTCTAATTTGATTACCTCTAATTTCCATCACTCTTACAATAACTTCATCACCAATATAGATTGACTCTCCAATCTTCCTTGATAGTATTAGCACTTTATTCTCCTTTAAAATGGGATCGCATCATCTATAATTTCATTTTTAACCACTGGTTTTTTAACTCTGGTGTTGTCAACAACATAATCATTGACCTTATTCTTATCCGGTATAAATATCTTAGGAACTTCTTCTGTGTGGTCTGCTCGGACGGGATATCTATCGTCTGTACTCTTATCAATATATACATCAGCAACACCTCTTCTATCTTTCATTAAATCGGTATCTATCTCACCATTTGCATAATCATCGCCTAATCCAATAGACTCGCAGAAATTACGGAGTTTATAGGCGGTTTTACCTTCTAACAATAACCAATCATTTGTTAAATTACTAATTGGTTTTCCATCTTTAAATGCTTCTAATCTCAATGTTACTTTTATCATTTGATTGCCAGTTTTAGAAATAGCAGCTTCTGCGCTATAAACTTTAAATTCATATTTCCCTTTAGGAAAAACATGATTCTTTAGTTTTCCTTCATTTTTAGCCCGATATGCTTCTTCTGCTGACATTGGGTTTATTTTCAATATGCTCATTTTGCTTCCTTATTTATTATCTTATTAACCGGAACCGGAACCATAACCGGAACCATAACCGGAACCATAACCGGAACCGTCACCGTAACCATAACCGGAACCGGAACCATAACCGGAACCGTCACCGTAACCATAACCGGAACCGTCACCGGAACCGGAACCATAACCGGAACCATAACCGGAACCGTCACCGTAACCATAACCGGAACCGTCACCGGAATTGGAACCATAACCGGAACCATAACCGGAACCGTCACCGTAACCATAACCGGAACCGTCACCGGAACCATAACCGGAACCGTCACCGGAACCGGAACCTATCTTTATGATCGTTGGGACAATCAATTTTTTACTCATTTATTGTTCCCATATCTTTACTTTCTTGATTGATGCTTCTGCCTCTATTGTTATAGGAATAATTTCTATCCAATTAGATAAAATAACTTCGTTTACTTCTCTAGGAAATTTACATTCCTTAGGATTGCTCGTTCCTTCCATTGCTAATTGCGATAAAGATGCCGCTCCCTCCCAACGCCAAATACGTCGAGCATTTTTCAATCTCACTATTTTATTCACAATATCAATCTCTTCAATATATCCAGCAAACACACCAGCTGAATATGTTCTTACCATGTAATATTGTTCTGCTAAAAATTCCATTCTATTCTATTCTCCTTATCATATTGTGATCTTGTTAGCCGGTGCCGTCGCCGGTGCCGGTGCCGCTGCCGCTGCCGTCGCCGTAGCCGTAGCCGCTGCCGTCGCCGGTGCCGGTGCCGCTGCCGTCGCCGTAGCGTTAGCCGTCGCCGTCGCCGGTGCCGGTGCCGCTGCCGTCGCCGTAGCCGTAGCCGTATCCGTCGCCGTAGCCGTAGCCGCTGCCGGTGCCGCTGCCGTCGCCGTAGCCGTATCCGTCGCCGGTGCCGGTGCCGCTGCCGTCGCCGTAGCCGTAGCCGTATCCGTCGCCGTAGCCGCGATCTATGACATTATTCATTTACCACTCCATATTTTTACGTTCTTAATTGAAGTAATTGCTTTCTCAGTCATAGGAATTACCTCAATGACAAGATAGGCAATATGTTCTGGTACTGACATTGGAAATTTACAATTTTCTGGCTTATTCACACCTTCTTGTGATAGTTCAGATAGAGATGCGGCGCCATCCCAATACCATAAACGTCTAGAATCTTTAAGTATATATTTTCTTGTTACATCATCAAAATTTTTAATTTGAGCTGCAAATACACCACTTTTTTCTGTTCTAATCACATAATACTTTTCTTTCATCTCAATCCCCTTATTTACCTAATAATATTAATCCGCCAATTAAAAATGCTACAAATACACCAGCCATACC